GAAGGCAGCACAAATCAACGTAGAATTTACGACGGCATCCCAGTAGTCTTAGGTAAAGTAAGAATGACACCTCCATTAGGAGCTAATACATTTACTACCTATCAAGGTGAACGTGATCAGTATTTACGTATGTTGTTAGTTTGGGGATATGGTCCTCTTGTAATAGATGAGAGTACTTTAAGAATTGGTGATACTGCTTGGACTAATTTTGACGATGCTAATCAGATTACTCTAGATAGAATTACGGAACCTACTAATGCGGAACAAGTAACATTTGATGCATTATACGGACAAGATGTTGAACAAATATATAAAAATATTACCTTAACTGCTGTTGGCACAGACCCAAACAATCAACCGGCCCCTGCAACAAGCGTTATCGGTGATAACGAGATAATAACAACTTTTGATACCGTACAAGCAGATTCTGCAAGTGTTACAATACATTTTCCAGAAGGTCTTAGACAGGTAAATAAACAAACAGGCGACTCTTCTTTTGTAGATGTAACTATCAGAGTAGAAGCTAGTAGAGACGGCGGACTTACCTGGTATAATGGTAGTAATTATACTGTAGCAGGCGTTACAGCTAGTAGCACATACAGAAAAGATGCATTTTCAATAACCCTTGTAAATTCAAGCTGGAACGCCAGTAGCAGTCAAACTTTGACCCTAAAGGTACGCCGCGATACCAGTAGTACAAGAGAAGACAGTAGCGCCGCCTACTACTATACTTCCGTAATACAAACCGTACAAAAAACTATTAATAGTAAACCAACTGTAGATCCTACAGGAGTAAAAGTAGCAAAAACTGCTTTACAGATTAAAGCAACCGGTCAGATAAGTGGAAACATAGAAGGCATTAGTGCTATAGTTCAGTCCTACTGTAGAATATATAGCGGCGGAAATTGGAACACTTATGCAGGTACTAGTAATCCAGCAGCACTATTTTTGCACGTAATTACTCATCCTGGCAATATTCAAAGAGTAAACTCTGCAGACGAAGCCACTAATATAGATTTAACACAGTTAGGTTATTGGTATAATTATTGCGTTACTAAAGGTTTTGAATATAATGCGGTAGTAGGTACCCAAAGAAGTTTACTAGAAGTGCTTCGTGATATTTGCGCCGCTGGCAGAGCTAGTCCGGCCATTGTAAATGGTAAGTGGACCGTAAATATAGACGAACCAAAAACTGTAATTGCTCAGCACTTTAGCCCACACAATAGCTGGGGATTTGAGTCCAGTAAGCTATTACCAAAGATGCCTGATGGATTAAAAGTTAAGTTTTTTGATGAAACAAAAAACTATGAAGAAAATGAAATTACTGTATATAATAATGGAAAAGACTATTATACTGCTACCGTTTTTGAAAGTATTAGTCTACCAGGAGTTACTAAAAGCTCACTAGCTATAGACCATGCAAAATGGCAGCTATCACAAGCTAAAGTGCGACCTGAAGTATATACCTTAAGTACTGACTTAGAGTACCTAGTTTGTACTCGTGGTGATCGTGTAAAAGTAATGCATGATGTTCCTATGTGGGGGCTGGGAAGCGGTAGAATTCGTACAAGAATTAGCGAATTCCTATATGAACTAGATGAGCCAATTAGTATTCAAGATACTACTTTAACGCATGAAATAAGAGTTCGTGGAAAGACTAACACAAGCATAAGCTCGTCTATAAAAGCTACCTGGACCGCAACACAATACCAAAAAACTAATGGTATAGTAACTTTAACCATAGGCGAACATCCATTTACTATTGGAGATCAGGTAAATGCTAGTATATTCGTAAGTGGGATACTAAATACTAGTTTAAGTATAACAAACGGAACCATTTTAACAGTTACTAGCACTGCTATAAGTTATGCTGCTAGCGGAACTAGTACTATATCCGCCGCAGCCCCGTCTAGTGGTATAGTAAGCTTAACAGCTTCAAACTATAAAAGAGTACAGCTAATAAATGGACAGCTCCAAACAAATATGGATGCTGGTGATTTATTTTTATTTGGTCAAATTACACAGGAATCTCAAGACCTAATAGTATTAAGTATTGAGCCAACTTCTAGTAAAACTGGTAAGCTGACTCTAGTAGACTACGGAGTAACTGATAGATATAATATATTTACAGATTATCCTTCAATAGTAGATACTTCTTATATAATCTACAATTACTATTCTGTACTCAATAATACAGTAACACTAACTACAAAATCTCCGCACAATATTCAAGTAGGAGATTTAATATTAGTACCTTATAGATCGACACCTGGTGGTCCAGATGCAACGCTAAGTATAGAAAATGCCACAGTTACTGCAGTTACTTCTAATACAGTATCTTATGTTAAAGCAGGTTCCGGAACCATACCACTAACCCCTACCGGAGTCTATGTAGGGTATATTAGATATTCTAGTGGAGGTATCTTTGAATCGCAAATAAGTGGCATACCTTACAACTATCGTAATAGTGTAGCAACAGCAACACCTATAATTAGTAATGTAGTTAGTGACGAGTCTGTACTAGAAGTAGTCGGACCAGGCTCATTTGTAGTAAAAATGGTTGTAAGCCTAGTTCCAGCTGCACAAAACAATATGCTGCCACCCAATATTCAGTTTATAGAGATTGGGTATGATCTGCTTCCAGGAAACTATAGTACTGGTAGTAAAATAGTAAGAGGAAACTTTATTGATGGATATGTACAATTACCTGGAGTTACTGAAGGTGTAACTTATAAGCTAAAAGCACGATATGTAACTAGTGATAACAAGGCAGGCCCTTGGTCTAGCGAAACAACACATACCGTAGTAGGTAAAACAACTAAGCCGAATACGGTTTCCGGGTTTTCCGCTACAATTAGTCAAACCACTGGTATTATACTATCTTGGACTGCAAATACTGAAAAAGATCTGTTTGGCTATGAAATTAGAACTTCAAACATTAACTGGGGCGATAGTAATTGTATATGGAAAGGTCAAGGTACTAGTCTTCCAATAGCAATCACTAATGCTATGTACAACCAAACAGTAACCTATTATATAAAAGCTCTAGACTATAATAAAAACTACTCTCTAAATACAGCATCAGCAACAGTATCCTTAGTAGCGCCCAACCTAGTAACTAACTTAAAGTACGTATACGGAACTTCTTTAACAGTAAGTACTGTAACTGTATCTTGGACAGCTGCAGTAGTACCAGCAAATGGTACTCCTATTAAAAACTATAAGTTTGAAATAACTAAACCAAATGGGGCTAGCATTGATCCAATATATACTGATTCTACTTCTGTTACTATTCCGGCTGACTGGCTTGGTAGCGCCACTGTAAAAGTAACTACATATAATACTTTAAACGTAGCTAGTTCAAGTTATGCACAGCTATCTGTAGTAAAAGAAAAACCAAATCCTGTAACAGATGTTTCCGCTAGTGTAATAGATAATAACGTATTAATATATTGGAAACTGCCAGCAGTAAGTAGTTTACCTATATCACATATAAAAATATCTAGAGGAGATACTTATGCTTTTAGTACATTAATTGGTACAAAGTCAGGGCAGTTTACTAGTCTTTTTGAAAACAGTGCTGGCACATATACTTACTGGTTAGTGGCTGTAGATACTGATAATAGGGAGTCTGATCCTGTATTTATAACCAAACAAGTAAGTCAACCTCCAGATTTTGTATTAAACTTAGACTATCCATCTACATTTAATACTAGTACTAAGGCTATTGCCTCTACAAAAGTAAATTCTTCAGTAGTATCTGATAATAGTGGAAATCAACTATTAATGCTTGTTAATAGTACAGAAACTTGGAGTCAACACTTTACTGACAATAATAAGACAAGTATACAAGACTTTATTAATGGAGGATATACTTACTATGTAAGTCCGGCTTCTGGAATAACTTCAGCATCTTATACAGAGATAATAGATGCAGGAACACAACTAGCATCTAGCTCTATTAATGTTAGTTTACTAACTGAAAATATATCTGGTAATCCTATTGTATCAATTAGTATTTCGACTAGCGCTAATAATAATACCTGGTCTACTCCTATTAGTTCTACGGCTATTTTTGCTACAGAATTTAGATATGTTAAAGTAACGGTGACGGTTACAGAAAACGCAGCAACAGATTTATTATTGTTAAAGTCATTAACCACAAGACTAGACAGTAAGTTAAAAAATGATGCAGGAAAATTAGCAGTTTTAGCTTCTGATACATATGGCACAATAGCTAATTTTAGTACTAATTCCATATTTGCTGATGTAACAAGTATTACAGTTACGCCTACAGGTACCACACCACTAATAGCAGTATATGATTATAAAGACGTTAACTTAGCCGGCACGTACTCTATTAGCGGTAGTACAGTAACTATAAATATCGCTAATCATGGTTTAATTACTGGACAGCGAGTAAAGCTATACTATAGTTCTGGTTCAGGGGTTAATGGAGTATACACTATAACTAAAATCAACGACAATTCCTATACAGTAACAAATCCAGTTTTTGGTAGTGCTGGAGGAACTTTATCAGCATATTCCCAATCTATGAGAATATATGTTTATGATACTTCAGGAACAAGACAAGACTGTCCACAAGTTAGCTGGTCGGTTAAAGGATATTAATAATGGCAAATCATAATTTACCTACCAACACATCGGCGTATACCGATGTGTTGAGTATTATAGATCAAAGATTAGATGACATAGCTACAGGCTTAGATCCAGCTGTACCTGGTGCTAATATGAGTAATCTACCACTATATGCTGTGCGATGGAGTAGCGTTGATAAAAAGTGGTTAAAACAAACAAGTGCAGGTAATTGGGCAGATTTAGAAACCTTATATAACATAAATATAAGCGGAAATGCTGCTACAGTAACTAATGGAGTATATACAAATACTGCACAAACTATAGGTG